AAAATATGTAGTATCCATATATACACAACTATTTTAAACTTATACTACGGATAGTTCCGGAGTGGATAGGTTTTACGCCTCTCCAAGGCGTTTTTAGAAGTTATTCTAAGAAGTCCCACTCATCGCCTACAGCATAAACAAATGCATCTTCGTCTGCGATCTCATCAACTACATCGGGCTCACGTCCAAGATATCTAATCTCGAAATATTTGAGCCTGTCTTCATAAGAATTAGTCAACATTTTGCAAGAACCTGTAATTCCACATTTGAATGCAACTTCCTTCATTTGCTTTCTGCGCAATTCGTAAACTTCTTTGCCGTGTTGCCACCATTCACGTAAAGCAACATCAATGTTTTTGGCAGATTGATCTTCCAAAGAATCAACTTTGGATTCAAGGACGTTGTGGAGACATTTGAAAATAGATTCTTCAGCCAAAGCTCCATGAATCATACCAGTATCCGCATTGAATTTATTCTCACGCTTTAAAAAATCAGCTTCGAGATCATTCATATATGGAGTAGGTTCAGATTCTTTATCTGGCATGGTGAAAACCATGTCACGTACCCTAAAAAATTCGGCACATGATATGTGGTTAAACCAGTCATAGCCTTTCTTCACGGAACCCTTAACGTCATCACCATAGGTCATAATAGCACAAATCTCACGAAAAGGTTTCGGCTTACCTAGGTGTGATGGCCAAAGGTGGAAGTAAGCACATCTTAATTGCAAGGAGTTAACAATACTATTAATATAAACAGTCAAATTTTGTCCAGAAGGATTGGATCCCTTATGGATAATAATATCTCCATTGTAAGCTACACAGGAATACGCAACTTCAGTTGCAATACCACGCATAATAATTAAATCATCTTCAGTGTATCTCCCACATTTTTCTGCAATCTCAATTAGAACAGCAAAGGCAGCGTTAATAAGTTGTGCAGGCATACGAAGATCATATTTACTATAATCTCCTGCCAAAATACGATCTGCTCCATGTTTCTTCATGTGATTTGCCAATTGATCCCATTCAGGGCCTTGTGCATTCACTCCTACTGCACACTCAGAATCGAGTGGAAATAGTGATAAAATACGAGCAAGAGGTAGAAAATATTTACGAACCAACATTTGAGTGGCCCAATCTGCAGCTTGAAAGACTCTAACCTTATCTTTAGTTAACTTGGTAGGTTCATCCTTGACACATGCTTTGAAAATAGAATAGCAACGCTTACCCGAAAGTAAAATTTTTTCCATCTTTCTCATTTCATCAACAATCATAGGGTGAGCTTTAGCTGGACATTGGAAATCCGGGTAGTCCAACGGATCCAATAATTCAATCATTTCTCGCTTGGGTCCAGACAATGGATAACCTTTGGAAGTTCCTTTTGGCATAGCATCAATAAACCGCTTGCCATCTTTACCACACAAAATTTCCATGTCAGTCATAGGAGCAAGTTCTGATAGAACCCACAATTTAAATTTGTCACACTTGAAAACAGAGATAAGACCATCAACGTAGTCCTTATATGCTGCTTCAATGAGACTACCTTCAATCCCCGCACTAGGATTGGCTGAATGAGCTAGAGATGCTTGCCACATTCTAGTTCTGTGAAACTTAGGAGCACCATGTTGGTTCTCAACTCCTGTAACTTCAGCAACGGTATCTGAGATGGGAGTTTTCCTCACTTTACTCTTAGTATGGGTAACTCTCCTGCCATCTTGTCCCAAGTATTCGACATTGCTACCGACTGGTAAATAATTAACAGGTGACTTCTCATGTATATCTTGAGTAACTAAAACTTGTCTTTCATAACGAGTTGTAGGGAAATCTCCATTCACTGTAGATGGAAAAGCACCTTTCCACGTCTTATGTGCTTGATCCCAAACATCCTGAATCTCTTTTTGAGTAACTGTTAAAGCTTTTCCTTTAGGAGAATCTGGAATACCACGCAAGTGAACACCTCCTATGCATTTTCGCGCGAAATTGGCAACTACAACACCCATGCATAGTCCTGTAAAAGTGTTGTAGGGTAACTCATAATCAAAACCTGCACCGCCAGACTTAGAATCCTTAGTATAAGTAATATGAATAGAATCTGACCTCATGGAACCGTCACCATTCTTATATAGAAAGTGACCAGAACCAGAAGCTGTAATTTTATCTGGAAACAAGTGGCGAATATCAGCAAATACACCACCAGAAGCGATATTAACTAAACACAAATCCTTTCCTGGGATAGGAATCATATAGTTAGTGCTGACTATTACCTTAAATGTTGAGTTTAATTCAGATGGATCTTTACGTGTTAATAATGCTCTCATATCTTTACGATTTTTGAACACATGCAAAGGCATCATAAATGTATTACCTCCAAGGGCTAAAACATCACATTTCTGTTGGAATCCGTTTTCAACAAATACTCCGTGGCATAAATTAGCTTCCACTTTGCTCAATATTTGATCAAATGTCATAGTAGCAGATTTGTCAGTAACGTGAAGTTCAGCTGCAACAGCAGTTGCCCAAGGATTTGCCTCAGCATCTCTCTTCTCAATTTCCTCTACATTTTCAGGAACAAGAGCAGATTGCTGTAAAGCAACAGCAGTACGGAAAATACCAGTGAATTTGTAAATAATCCCAGCAATAGCACACATCTTAACAAATGCTTTAGTTTTACTTTCTCTGATAGATCTGAAAACATCAATTGTGGCATCTCTACGAGACAATAATTCATTCATACGATCATTTCTCCATTTAGCCAACAATCCACCATATACCAATGCGTGAGAACTCAAAACGATTCCTCCACACATGAGTGTGTTTGTTTTTCTTTTTCTGCTGCAAGCTATCAAAAATAATAACGTGGAAAAACTAACTCCTCTTCTGGCCTTTTTCTCAAAAGTTAGAAATCTGCGAGCGTTACAAAGCACGTAAGCTCTTGAAACTAATCTATTAGTATATAACCAGGTCGGGAATTTTCCAACAAAATTGGAAACATGTGCGCCCATGGATTCGAATTGATCCTTGATAAAATCAAAGGATTCTTCTAAAGACGCTTGTTGTTCACCTTCTTCATCAGATGCGAATTCCAAATCATCGTCATCTACATCAGAAGCATCAGATACGGAAATTTCCAGTTCATCTTCAGCAATAGGTTCGCATTCACATAAATCATGAGCTAAATAACATGTCTTACAATATTTACGTGAAGCTACAAGACCTTCTGATTTCGAAATAAGACGACGCTGATTTTCGAAATGTTTTTTGCATTTAGTAGTTAAAATACGCAAAGTTTCTAAAATACTTCTAGATCTATGTTCCGTAAGACCATCAATGTGACGTAAGTGAGAACTATCTCCGCCTTTATCTTTATGCATAGGTGTATAAAGTTGTAAATTCCAAACGTCAGTAACCAATGAATCTCCGGGAAAAGCATCAAATGCCTTAGCACTATTGAGACGTCCATCTCGAAATGCAAATTCATCCTTAACTTCCACTTCTATATGTACGTCAGCACGACGAACAATAGAAAATGGACAAATTGATCCAGTATTAGCATGAGTTGCCAAAGGAGCATTTGAAGTGATTACAAACATACGAGGCCTAATTTCAATTTTGCCTTTTTCATGTAAATCAGCCTTATTAGCATAAGTGATCATATTGTTATTAATATCAATGATACGCTCGGTAGGTGATCTATCCAAAAAATCGGATTTGGTATTTCCAAGATCGTCAAAAAAGATTCCTGTTGTATGACCTTTTAAAGTAGAATCATATTTGTCGGATTCCTTAATAACAGCAGTATTTTTAGTACTGGGATCTGTACCTGAGGCTGATAAACAATCAACCATCGCAATTTGAGCAATAGTGGATTTACCACACCCAGATTCTCCCCAAATATATACAGTGAAAGGTGCAAAACGCATAGATCCGTCAATTCGCTTAGCTTGATAAGCAGCACGATTCTTTCGAAGGACATCAATACGTTTTTCTAAATATCCTTGTTGCCACGTACCTTTGGCAGACTTAAACAATCTCTCAGATAATTCTATAGCTTCATCTAATAATTGGCTATATTCAATGTCTCTAATCGTTTTAAGTTCCCC